GTACCTGCCTCTGATCGCCCTGCAGTACCACGAGGTGCGTCTGGACTTTGACACGACGGCGTACTACAACAGCTACTTCCTGGGCTCGGCTTTCGAGGTGTGGGGCAACTACATCTACCTGGACACTGAGGAGCGTCGTCGTTTCGCCCAGAAGGGTCACGAGTACCTGATTGAGCAGATCCAGCACACCGGCGGTGATGCTCTGACGTCTGGCTCTTCCGAGGAGGGTAACGTGCAGCTGGTCCGTGTGGCCTTCAACCACCCCGTGAAGGAGCTGGTGTGGTGCTACCAGAACCCCACGGCGTCTGCCCAGCAGACGACCCAGCTGAACGGCATGTGGAACTTCTGCACGTCGACGGCCAACGTGAACGTGACCTGCGACACCCGCGCGTTCTGCCAGGCTGGCCAGTACATCCTGCCCCACCTGACGGGTGTGCCCCACCTGTTTGTGCCGGCCGGCTTTGCCGCTGGATCCAACGTGACCGGCACCGGCCAGACGACGTACAACGCTCTGCCGACGCAGTTCTCCATCGTCAACTCCAACCTGATCTCCTCCAACGTGCTGTTCAGCGCGACGTCCGCCAACGTGTACTGGGTTGAGGAGGGCACGCAGGCTGCCACCTCCAACATCGCCTACGGTGTTGAGGTGGGTCCTCTGCACCTGTTCAAGGTTGTGCTCAACGGCCAGGATCGCTTCAAGGAGCAGTCCGGCAAGTACTTCAACTCCGTCCAGCCGTTCTACCACCACACTGGCTGCCCCTACCCCGGCATTTACTGCTATTCCTTCGCGCTGCAGCCGGAGGAGCACCAGCCGACGGGCACCTGCAACTTCTCGCGCATCGACAACGCTCAGTTGGCGATCACCCTGAAGTCCAACTCGGTGGCGACGACCCAGAAGATGTTTGCGATCAACTACAACGTGCTGCGTATCCAGAGCGGCATGGGCGGCCTTGCCTTCTCCAACTAGACGCACGCGAATCAAAAAAACAGGTCAGCAAAAGCAACAGCTTTTGGCCTTTGGCCTCAAGAACGTCAAGGTTCTTGAGGTTGAAATTTGTCAGTGCATAGTATAATGCATCAGTGCGCCGGTATCGTGCTCGGACTCGTGATTATCTTCACCCTCATTGTTCTGTACATGTCGCGGTCGAGCGGGTTTCAGACGACGCCCGTCAGTGTCATTCCGACGCAACTCCCCATGGTGCCTGCGACGCCCCCGACGAAGGTCATAGAGCCGAGTCCTGTGATTGATCACCAGTACATGTCCAACGCGATCCCACTCACGGATTTTGACAGCTTCCCGGACAGCATGTCGTTCACGTCACTCAAGGTGACGAGCGAATTTGGCACTGATGAAATGCCCGTACAGGAGGTAAATCTGGTTGAGTTTTCCGGCCATGTTGAAGATGAAGATGACGATGAAGATATAGAGGTGGATACTATGTAAAAACAATGGAGTCCGTAAAGAGAATTGCCATGCGTATGAAGCTTCGTAAAGTGGAGGGATCGATCGTCCACCACTGTGCGATTCTGTGTAAATTGCTCGACGTCAAGGCGCACGTCGTCAAGGGGTTTTGCGTAAGTCCGGGCGATGTATGCGAACACTATTGGGTTCGGACCGATGCAGAGGGGCTCGATCTCGATATCGGTATGGCGTACGCGACGCTGTTTTCACCGGATCTCGCAACCATGCGTACAATGCTCCTCGAGGAGATTCCACCGGAGTTGACGTCGATCGAGGTGAAGAAGCAGCCTGACAATGCCAACTTGTATGACTTGTACGTGACTGATCCCAAGACGTTTTGGCAGGAGGCTCCGTCGTCCGTGAGAACCTTCAGAATCTAGCCGCCACGTAGGCGTAGAACGAGGTGAAGAGTCGACTCTTTCTGAATGTTATAGTCTGCCATCGTGCGATCATCCTCCAGTTGCTTGCCCGCGAAAATGAGTCGCTGTTGATCCGGCGGGATACCCTCCTTGTCTTGGATCTTNGCCTTGACGTTGGCGATTGTGTCGCTNGACTCAATCTCGAGCGTGATGGTCTTTCCAGTGAGTGTCTTGACGAAGATCTGCATTCTTTTAATACTGTGCANGGTTTTTTTAACCGAGGAACATGCGTTTCGGAGTCACCATGACNCGGCAAAATGGACACGACGTTCCAAACCGCATCTGACACACGGAACATGCCATGTGTCCACACGGATCCAGAAACGTGTCGACCGAACGTTCGAGACATGTGAAGCACATGTACTTTTCACCGATATCATCCATGCACAAGACGGATCGAAGCTTTTGAAATTTTGCAAGCTGATCATTCATAGACAGTTTAAACTCTTCGAGGCATTCAGTCTCTTCAAACTTTGCAATGAGACGCTCAATCTCCGGGACGTATTGGTTCGCCATATCGCTTCCAAATGTATCGACAATCTCAGTAAGCTTGTCGAGCCGACCCCGTTTGTCCGTATACTCTTTGTGTCGGTTGAATATCTCGTCGACGAGTGCAAGATACTCGCGCTTTAGTTGAGTCACCACCTCGAGTCGTTCGTCTGTGGCATCCAGGGGAGTCGCTGACGGCATCTCGATGTGTTTCAGGTAGTTGAGACGAGACTGGAAATCAAAGTACTTGTTGGCTTGAATCTCTGCATAGTACTGCATACCTCTCAGGATAAAAATGTCTTTATATGGTAAATGGCCTCAGGTGGTAACTTTATCATCGGTATCGCATCAATCTATCTGGTCGTGTCGGCCATCCGTGATCTGTACGACAAGAGCCGCGGCACGGGGAACATGTCGACGTGGTTCACGTCCGTGCTCCAGTTCATCCTCGCTTTTTTCCTGTTCATGTTTGCCAGGAAGTAGGGCGCCCCGTGAAATCGAGTGTTCCGTGAAAAAAAATCACAGCATAGACTAATGAGCGCGAACAACGGTAATATGGGTCAGCTTGTGACTGGTATCGTCGTCGCTCTCCTCGTCGCCATGTTCATGGCGGGTGCATTCATGATTGTCGAGGCGACAGGCGACAACCAGACGATGAGTGACGACGGCAAGACTGGAATTGTGGTCGAGCCGAAGAAGATGTACTTTGGCATCGTGATGTTGATTGCGGCAGCCTTGTTGGGTTTGCTTTTCGTGTACACGCTGTACACGGGTGGTAAGAACAACGCATATGATGGCTACCCTGTTTAAATTTGACTGTGTCCGGGTGTGACTGGACCCATCGACACCGTCTGTGACAATGCACGGAAAAGCTCCGGTGTGTTGGTCTGCGTGTCATAGCCCATCGAGGTACGAATGCCCAGCCGCTCTGCATTCATGATTGTATTCTGATTCGCTCCCAGGTAGACAAATGACCATCCGTCCTTCGTCTGCTTGCCTTCAATGAGATCCTTGACGTGTGCGCTCGTGTACGTCTTGGACGAATTCTCGTCACCGTCCGTGAGCACGATACACACCGTGTCGCGCGGCAAGTCCATCTTGAGGACGTGGCCGAGCGCATCGTACAACGACGTTCCGCCGCGTGGGACAAAGGTTTGAGTCGTGAGCGGCACAACGTCAGTGACCGCCTTGTTTTCGTAGAGGACATCCACCTCGTGATCAAAAAGCACGAGGGTCATTGTTCCTCCGTTCGCCTTTTGCGCATCGACAAATGCATTGAATCCTCCGATTGTATCGTCGCGACAGGTCTCCATGGACCCGGAACGGTCGAGCAGAAATACGCGTGACGCCATACACCACAGGCGCATGTCTTTTTTATATGGTGCGATGCACGTAGACGATTGCTAGGAGAATCAAGAGCACGGCGCATGCGATGAGCACATTCCTTTGCTTGTCGTCGGGGCCGCGTGCACACCGAGCTGACCAATACCGATACGCCTGTTCATAGGGCACCTCGGGTTTGTTGAGCTGCGTATTGACCAAATTGTGAATATCGATCGACCAACGGAACATATCCTCCGTGTCAACCGGCAAGAGCTTGAGATTCTCCTTGAGGTGTTTGCCGCACATGGAGCACGGGAGCACGTCGGGCATGGCTTCGAAAAAGCGAATGTACGCCTCTTTTTTTTCGTCGGTGAGACCTTCGTTTGCGCTGAGTGCCGTCATGTGGATGACACTCCAAAAGTATGGACCGAATGTCGTCGGGCAGATCTTCATCCCTGAATCTCCTTGACAAAAGGAAATACAGACTCTAGCGCGCGTGAACATGCGTGCGCGAGTTCACTGTGCTCCTTCTGCGTCCCGTTCCCCATGCGAACCTCGAGGTAGTGAATCCAGGAACGAAGGGATCCGTTCATGTAGAGGCGTGACGGGGTCAGACCCTCTGGGAGGATCGCCCGTGCCTGTTCCTTTGCAATCCCCTTCTTGAGTGCCCAGTCATATGCCGTACGCGTGAATGCTGCAACTGTTACCTGACACTCCTCCCACTCCCTGATGATATCAGCGTCAGTCGTCTCGGTGCTATTCTGGCGATTCTTGGTATCCTGTAGGCGTGCCTCCCGTACGATAT